TTAGATTGCAATCAAATCTTTCCAGGTGTTTTCGCCACACTCTCCGTCTACCACCAGTACTCCATTTCTGGACTTCTGGTACTGTTTTAATGCGTAAATGGTATTTGCATCTGCCTTTCTGGATAAGCTCAGGGCTTTTCCATTCTTTCCTTTGAATCCTCTGGCAATTAAAATCTCCTGCAGTAACAGGACAGAAGTTCCTTCGCTTCCAAGTTTTACTAATTTTGGCTCAAACATATAACCGGCTCCTTTCGATGTGGTCGTTGATGGTTTTGTGCTAGTTGATGGTTTTGCGGTAGGCTTACTTCCAGTAGTATTGGTAAGTCCACTAAAATCAATCCCTTTTCCAGTAAATCTAAGACGATGCGTCCATCCGTGAGAATACAGATACCAGTTCTGCACTCTGATTTCATTACCGGAATTATCTTTTGTATCCGTTGTTCCCTCAGAACTTCTGGCATGGACAATTCTATTGTTGTCTACTGCCAAGGCTGTATGATGAGTTGAATTAAGTTCAATATCTCCTCTGATCATCTTTGCATGTGCTGTCTGATTCCTAGCAACAACCTCAAATCCGGCATTCAGCATCTTGAGCATATTGCCAGTATAAGAGCAATTCTCTTTGAGATAACTCGCCTGTTTGGTAAGCCCATTTTTGAGGAACGCATAGTAATAAGCAGTAAGTGCCAATGAGCTACAGTCGAAAGATTTCGGAATGTTAATTTCGTATAAACTCCTAATTCTCTGACTGTATCCATGACTGTTATCATTGGCAATATTTACCGCAAAGATTACTGCATCGTTTCTCACATTCTGGATAATCTGTTCTTTTGTCTTTGCCATTGTTCCACTCTCCTTTGCTTCTGTATAATCTTTATAAAATACATTTCTATCAACTTTGGCATTAACGCCTGGAATCGTTGCTTTTGAGCTGTACTGCCAGCCAACACCCCAACTTGGACGTAATCTCTCAACTACTGTCCCGTTATCATTTGCCGGATATCTGGCAATCCAGAAATCATGCTTTTTGAGGTGACTGCAAATCACATTCATGTACCAGTCAAGATTGCAATAGATTGCAAATTTATAACCAGCAGCAACAATAATCTCTCTGAATGCTTCTGCCAGATTATGAATACTTTCAGCTCCAAGTACTCTCTGTCTATGATTCTCTAAGTCGAGGAATACTGGAAACTGAATCTTTCTTCCGTTCAGTACGGAAACAACCTTTCTGGCTTCACTCCGGGCTTCGGATACTGTCGAAGCATAGGAATACTTGTATACTCCTACTGGAATTTTATATTTATTGCATCCGGCAAAGTTGTTCTCGAACTGTCCATCAATAACATTTCCGGCTTCTGTAATTCTCAAGATTGCAAAATCCATTCCGTAATTTGCAACCTTATTCCAATCGATCTTCCCTTGCCACGATGATACGTCAATTCCTTTTAATTCCATATTCTTGTCCTTTCTCGGCATTGCGCCGGCGCAAATTTGTGCAAAAATAAGAGCCTTATGGTGCTGCTCGGATTCTTGGCATATTAACTGTAGGTTCTGTTCCCAGTATCTTTTCAGTGTAAACTCTGCTTTGCCCTCGATTCTTTTGGTAGCAATATACCTGCGTAACATTCCTACAGCACTATTGTCTACCACCGATAGTTCTGTTGTTCGTTCCTGGACTTCATAACGATTCAGTTCGATCGTAAGCGCATCTTGCACTATATCCAGTGTCTCCTGATCCACTTTGCTCTTTAATACTTGCATTACTGATTGTATGATCATTTGCCTTGACTCCATTATCAGCACCTCCCGTACCTTAATTATAAAGCATAGGTACAGATGCTAAACACGAAGATAAATAATAAAAATGTTACATTAAAAACATATAATGGTGGCGGATATTTGCAAACTGGACAAACATATTGTATATATAACGATAGCTTTTTATATCTCCATATTGGATTTAATTCACTTACTGCTTCTGGTATACAAAATGGGACAGTTCTTCTGACCTTACCAGTAAAAGTATCAACAAATAATCAAAATATTGGTGTTATTGGTTCGGGAGATAACAAAGCTCTTATTTGCGCAGTAGGCGTTTCATCAAATGGCTATAATATTGTTTGTAATGGGTTTGTATCAGCAGGTAATTATATAGCAGATTTAATGTTTATACGAGCATAAATTATATTATGATTTAAAAGTTATATATTTAGCTTGTGTCCACATACTGAGTATTCGAACAGATTTACCAGTTTCAATGTTACCCGTAAAATGCACTATATGAGTAGAATTTTGCTTACTTACAGCAACTATACTAACTGGACAAGCGTTCCAATCCGCATTAGTAGCTCCTATTAAGTAATAATCATTGTTAGTATCTGGTGGATTAATATAGATATATCCTGCTCCAGTACCTTTATAAACTTGATTTACAAAAGTTATCTTCGTGTTTAATGTATTAATGCCTAGCTTGTCTTTCAGGTATGTAAATAATTGTGAGAACGATATTTTTTTTAATACATTCCCTTCTCCAACTATCAATGTGTCACTTTCTGCCGGCGTTGCTTTCGAAGCCAGTGCCGACATTAATATTGTTTTTAATGATTCTGCCATATAATCACCTCTATTCTTTCACTCTCAGCATCGAACCATCAGAAGTGGCAAGTGCTGAGCCATCACTTGTGCCTAATACATACTGGACATTCCGAACATCAACAGCAATCGCATATTTCGCCCCTGTCTGAACTGATGTAGGGCTTATGCTTGCACCGGCTATATAAATGTTTGCATCTGCCATGCATATCACCCTTTCACTTTGATTTTATAATTATCTACCCACGTTTCATCTGCAATTTTATATGTGAATCTCAGACAATAGATTCCTGTTTTTTGTGGCTCAATTAACGCATCTAGCGTATGCTCGTTGATATTGCAATTTCCTTGATCTTCTACAGTCTCTGTTTCAGCATCTGTATCAACGAAAATCAATTCGTAATCCGCTGAAATGATGGAAAAAGGGATGTCTACACCGCATACCGGCTCTACTTTACTTTTAAATCGGATTTTTTCTCCCAAATCCATTATTGTATTGCTATCTACGTATCTAATTGCCATGTCCTCTCTCCTTTCAGCATGTTTTATGTCCGCTGAAACATTGCTTTACAAGCTCTGCCGTCAGCTGGCTCAGATTCAGCAATGAGCTGTACTCGATGTTCTCTGATTCTGCCGTATATCCTCTCGGAACGAGCTTTCCAGCAATCTCGTGCCCTGATATCAGAAACAGTACAGTGGCGGTATAAGCTGTCAAGCCACCACTACTTTCTGCATAGATTTCTATGACATACTGTCCATCTCTATTGGCAGGGACTATTGCGTCCCAGATTTCGAGATCCGATCCCTCTCGTCTCTGGAACTCAATAGCGAACTCATTACACGAGCCGTAAACCCTCGTAATCATCATTCATCAGTTACTGTAACAGAGATCACATAAGTTTTGCCTGCATCGACCGGATTAGGCGTTACGCTTGCGGCTGTAATCTTTGGTGGGTTCGGATCATACTTGACAGTTCTAGTAATGGTTGTTGTCTTACCGGCACTGTCTTTTGCAACGATAGTAATTGTATTTGAGCCTGCGGACAATGTGACCGTAGTGCTGAATGCTCCGTTGCTACCAACAGTGACAGCTTTGCCATTAACTGTAACGGTTACAGGAGAAGATGTTGCATCGTTGGTTGTACCAGATACAGTGATTGTATTTTTATTTGTAACATATCCATCTGACGGAGAGCTGATGCTCAGAGTTGGTGGTACGGTATCAATCTTAAATGTTACGGATTTCTGCGTAGCTGCGTTGCCATCGTAATCGGATGCATCAAACCTAATGGTATGAGAACCATCGGTAAGAGCTGTTGCCGGTATGTACGAACAATTGTAACCACTGGTTACGGCGGTCTTTGTAATGCCGTCAGTAATCTTGCTTCCGGAATCGATTGTGATACCGATAGTAGACGGATTAACACCAGAATCATCATCTGTAACAGTCCATGTGATAGTTGGCTTGTTGTTGACAAGTGTTGCAGATGCTGTTGGATTTGTGACTGTAATTACCGGAGCGACCTTTTCTTTAACGGTTAATCGCAGGGAACTACCGATTGCGGAATCTGTTGCATCTTTGGTGGTCACGTTTCCAGCATCGTCCGTTGCCTTGATTGTTATTCCGTAATAATGTCCGCTCTGGCTGTAACTGGACTTATTTGGAGCTGTTACTGTAGCTTCATATTTGCCCGTATTACTGTTAAAAGTAAGGGTGTAAGTCTGTCCATTTACAATAGCTTGTACTTGCTTTACTGACATTTATGTACCTCCATTTCATAATTCATTCTATATTTAACTTTTCGCAAAGTTTATTAATAAGTTTCTCTTGTTGGTCAATTTTCTTTTTCTGTGCTTTTATCATCGCGAACATTGCCGGTATCATGATACGTTCGTTCCAGTTCTCGGGAAGTCCGTTTTGATGCCGAGTAGCTTCTGGAAAGAATGCTTCTACATTCTCGGCAATAAACATCGGGATATATCTTCCTTCGTTCTCGTCCCCTTTAACTAGATATCCCTCTTTATATTTCGCCCAAAGTGGTTTGATATTGTACCATTCTTCAATTTCTTGCTCTGAAATATCGTTTCCAATATCTTTATAGCGTTTCGAGGATGAAGATTTCAGCATCAGCTGTTTGTATCCTGTACGTCCATCCCAACAAATAGTATTTGATGATGTCGTATACTCCATGTTTTCTATCTTTGGCGATTTTGCAAAAGATGCAGAATTAGTAACAGTTAAATCTCCAAATGTACCGGTATCAGCCGATACCTCTGTGGCATATACGTTTAGACTGTTATCATTCCAACTGATTCCCCAATTTTCACTATTTTCAATTTCAATATCTACTTCATCGTCAAAGAACTTCTTGATATCAACAGGGAATATTCCATCGCTTGAAAACTGTACACCTGTATATTTCATGTATTTTGAATTTTCTTCGTAGCTTGTAAATACAGTATATCCAGAGCGATCAATTAATCCTTTAACAGCATTGCTGGCATCTTTAATTTTCAGATAACCATTCCCATTCTTTTTGCCGCCCAAGGTAACTGTTCCACCAAGAAGAGCATCAAGGCTGACGTAGAGACGCCCATTGCTATAATATAATCCCTTCCAAGCCCCGTCATTAGTCAGAATGCTAACTATTTGCTCCTGCGTCAAATTGTCTATATCAATAACGACCGCCACGCTCTGCATATCCATTAATGTCGTAGTACCACCGGATGCATATAATTTACATCTAACATTTGTCACATCTCTTGGAATACCGACAGTTGAACCATTAGAACTTGCTACTGTCTGACCAGATCCATTTGTCAAAATAGAATACAAATAGTGTGTCACGGTGTCCTCATCGGTTGAACTAGTATAAATGGTATTCCAAGTATTTCCGTCAGCAGTCTCTTCAACAACGAATCTGCCTTTATAAGGCACTCTAGTAGCTGACTTTCCGTCACGATAATACGCTTTAAATGTTATAAAGTTTGGACTAATTGTCTTGTCAGAGCCACGTTTCAAGACGTTACATGATGGCTCAACCATGTATGTTCTACCAGGTTCACCATCTTTTCCATCTTCTCCCTTTTTCTGCTTAGAAATCGTGAATCTCTTCGTTATAGAAAGATTAATCAGGTACGTTGCCTTAATATCCACCCATCCATTGTCTGCACTCAAGCCTGTGACAGTGTAAGTATGCGTATCTACATCCCAAGAGCCGGTTACACTGTCTGATTTTGTAATGGTATAGCTACAATCATTTGTGATATCTGACGAGCCGTACATAACTTTCGCTGTAGTTGCCACTGTTGGAAATACCGGAATGTTTCCGTCTGCGTCAGATGTGATCGTCTGCATATCGTTCGACAACTGGAATGTCATGTTCTTAGCAGATGCAATATTGTTGTCCATTTTTGTCAGTTTATCCGGCAAAGAACTGTCACCAATTACAACATTATCTCCGCTGATGATTACTTTTTTGGTATCCATATCAACCTGGAAGATTATGTTTCCATCGCTATCTCTGACAGTCAGTGCGCCTGTGTCAATATAATCAGCATTGATACCATGCGCGTACAGAATTTTTGCTATCAAATCGCCTGTCAGAAAGAAACCGTAAGGATATGTTTTGCCACCATCATTGGATACGCCAATGGCTTCTGCTGTGAATTTAATTACATTTTTTGATTCTGCGAGTGTAGGTTTATCGTGCAGATATGTGATAGTACTACCATCTTCCTGTGCGACTGATGTTTCATATAATCCAGAAGAATTTTTTAAGGTTTCTTCTAATTTCTTTACTGCTTTTTCTCTAGCTGATTGTTCTTTTTTAACAAGTCGTCTTGCTTCAACAATGGCTTTCGTCCCATCAGAAACAAACTTGCTCATTCCTCTGATCGGATCATCGGCTTGAGTTTTTACAGTAGTTTTTCCATTAACGGAACAAGAAACGTCCGTCAGTGGAGTTATATATCTGTTCCATTTGCGATCATAAGTATATGCCATATCTCCAAACTCAATGAGTGGGTTATATACAAGTTCTCCCGACATGTTACGGAATTTAGCTCCAATTATGGAATCGCCAATTTGAGCAGCTACCGTGTCCAAGTCCGAATCCGCAACAAGGTCGTTCTCCAATTCAAGAACATATCCTGTGCTTCCGTACATGGCTTCATTTTCTCTATTTTTTAGCTTGATTCCAGTAATCACAATATCATCACTAGAAACGGTTGGACTTGTAAAAAAGTCTTTGAGCTTTTCGGATGTGTCAGCTGCTGATTCGATCAGTGTCAAGAATCCATCACTATCAATTGTCCAGTTCCCTGTCGGACTGATAAAACTTTCTGAGTCAATACTTGCGCCGCCTTTAAATGTTACATTTCCATCAGCGTCCACTACTGCGTTGTAATCTTCTTGTACATTGGAAAAATCCCATCTGATAAATCGCAAGTATCCTCTGCTGTCCAGGCGAGCGTTCGCAGTCTCAAGCATTGCTGCCCATCCGAACAACTGACGAAACGTCATGTTTTCCGGAATCTCTGACACGATCAGATTTCCATGAGCCATGGAGACTTCTGACGGAATACCAAGAGTCTCACACGCATCTCTAACAAGAGTCTCTATTGACTGTGGCAGAACCAGATGAGATATATAAGTTGCGTTCGTTTTATACATATCGTCCAAAGCGGTAAAACTAAGGATTTCGCCATATTGTTCTGGTGTCGTAATTGTATAAATACCTTTATCAATGGTTTCGACTCTGTCTTCTGTCGCTGCTTTTGTTGCCAGAATCGCACCGCCACTCTGGTCAAGAATTGGCTCATAGTTTTCATCCAGCAATTCATCTGTTGTAGCCGAACTTGCTACAGAGGTCTGCATTTTAAGATACGCATGAACTTTTGCCATGTAGAAATTATAGTTTTTCCACTGATCAGAAGTGTTGTCCAACTCCAATGTCATGGATTTACAAACAACGCAGCCAATCGGAAAGCTGCTACTTTCTGCACAATCGGAAAAAGTGCAGTTTTCACCCATGATTTCATTTTTGACTGTTTTTACAGTTCCGTCAGGAAAGGTGATTTCCACTTCCTGCCAGACTCTTTCTCCGTCCTGTAGTTTTTGCTTAAATGTATCAGATACATTAATCAAGTGGATTCACCCCCTGCATGTTAAAAGATATTTTTGATACAAATTTTAAGTCTGGAGAAATTTCTCCAATAGTTAGGCTTGCTTTTCCGACATAAAACGGGTCAGTTCTCCATGCCATGTGGTAAAGCGACCAATGGTACAAATTGAAAGTTTTTCCTTTTGCGATAATTTTGAGAATTTTGTTTGCTTCTATAACTGGAACGTTTGATGCTTCATAGCTATACTGTTCGACTGTAAACAATGGAGTTAACAACGCTTTTCCGAACTGCGTACGGTTACTACCTTCTGAATAAGTTGTTTCGAGGTTATAACCCATATCTTTATCTGGCTGATAGATGGAAGCCCCATTCATCTTGTATCGCTCTGTTATACTTTTTGGGATAGTTGCCATTCTTCCACCTCCTATGCCAGTTCAAACGGATTTCTTCCACTTGTGCTGCGTCTTAATTTTGCTTCATCAATAATTTCATCAAAGATTGTTCTGCGATTAATCTGAGCAATAAAACGATAATCGCCGCCACCTGTCTGCCGTCCTGCAGTTTCTTCCCGGAAAATCTTTCTGAGCAGCGCTTCCGGTGTCTCGATGTTGTTTCCTTGCTTCTGATCTCCTAACACAGCGAGAAATTCTGATCTTGGAGGAATAACAGCACCTTTTGCAAGATATGGAATAGTTGGAACTCGCGGAAATGTAGCACTAAATCCGATTGTTTTCTTTCCGAACGGTGTAGGCACTTCCCACGGGCCAAAAGAGAATGCGGATTCAATGCCACCAATTGCACTGTTGACAGTTCCAATTGCGCTATTTACAATGCCAATGACCTTGTTCAATATGTTTCGAATGGTATCTTTGATTCCACCAAATATATCGACAACCTTATTTTTGGCTGATGTAAATTTTTCCACTATACCGTTTTTAATTCTCTCAACAAGATTTCCTACTGTTGACCAAATTGCAGTCCATTTTTGATATGCGCTGGATTTGACATTATCCCAAATCGTCACAATTTTAGATGCGAGATTCTTAAGACTAGAGCTTATAGCGTTGACAAATGTTGATGTTTTATTTTTAATCCAATCCCATACTTCCCCTGCAACTTCTTTAATCTTGTCCCAGTTTTTGTACAGTAATACGCCAATTGCAATGCAAGCCGTTATTGCTGCTATAAAAATTCCGCCCGGTCCGATAGCCGTTGCAATAGCTTTAATTCCTCCCATAATGCCGCTAGAACCAGTCATAAGTGCAATAAGGCCTTTTATAAAACTCGCTACTGTCGTTATACTTCCTGCTATTCTTGACGCTAGCCCTGCAATTTTCGCCGCCGCGAACGCTCCGATTAGAGCTGCGCCGAATGCTTCAATAATTGTTTGATGATCCGCAAAGAATCCAGCCAAATCCGATACCAGATTGATCACTGTCGGAAGTCCTACTTCAATCACCCATTCAAGCATCGGAAGAACAATATTTTTGTAAATCCATTCAAGAACATTTCCAATGGATTCCAGAATTGGTGCAAAAGTCGCTGTCAGATTACTAATAGATTCCAACAACGGATAGAAGTCCAAATTTGCCGCCCATGTTGCTGTATCCTCTGCGATTTTTTCAACAAACTGCATAACCACCACAAGGGCGTCTGCAATGTTCTGTATGATCTGCGTTCCAACATTGTTCTTATTCCACGCATCCGCAAAACCGGATGCAATATTCCCGATAGTTTTAAGAACGTTCTGAGCAATCCTCAGCATGGTTGTAAGCATCGTTGCGCCTGTGCCATTTGTCCAGACCTCTACAAGGCTTTTACCTACACTCTTAGCGAGTTTTGCAATTCCCGACAAAGCGTTTTTTGCCGCTTCAATGGTATTTTTACCCTCTTTTTTCCATGCTTCCCGGAACGGTTTCCAGAGTTTTTTGAGAAGGTCAGCAAGTTTCTTTGCGGAATCGCTAATCTTATCAAGCGCGGTTTCACCTTCTGCGAGATTTCCGTAGTCCACATTACCAACTGAACTCGGAAGACCGCTGTTACCTGCTCCACCACTTCCACCAGATGAAGATGGTGTGGAAGATGAATTGCTGCCAGTAGATGTGGCTTTGTGAACTTCATCAAGTGACGAAAGATAGTTTTTTGTTTCCTTATTCGCTTTTTTTGTGGCTTTTGCATTGTCGTTCGTGGCATCTGCCAGTTTCTCTGCATTATCGGCTGCCTGTCCATACTGGTCCGCTGTATCTGCGACTGTATCTGTTCCGGCAAGACCCGCTCCACTTCCGCTCGTTTGACCGGAAGATTTCTTGCCAGTAATAAGCTCCGTGAATGACTTAAATGCGTTTGCCAGAGTCGCCAGTTTGCCGAGAAGAATATTGATTACTTTCAAAACAGGTGTAAAAATATTAATCAGCCCTTGTCCGACTGTTGCCTTGAGGGACTGCAACTGCAACTGCATCACTCGCACCTGGTTCGCCCAGCTGTCAGAAGTACGAATGAAGTCACCAGATGCGGCTGATAACTGTTCCTGCACAAAAGCAAAGCGGAGAGCAACTTTCTCCTGTTCAGTCATTGCAGATGTGGTCTTGCCGTAGCCATTTGCAAGTGCATATTGGTCAAGTGCCGACTGGGTCATTACCACGCCGAGATCTTTGAGCGTTTCCGTTTCACCCGTAAACACTGATTTCAGTTTGATGTACGCCAGATCCTGACTAATGTTATAAAATGATGCCACATCACCAGTCAGCTGTGTCAGAGCTGTTGACATATCATAAGCCTGTGCTTCTGAGAATCCGAACGACTTAGACATTGCTCCGAACGTACCGACATACCGTTTAGCCATTGTTTCAGACAATCCGGCTGAGGTCATAGCATTTTTTGCAAATTCATTGACCTTATCCGACATGGTTGTAAATGTAACATCAACCACGTTCTGCACTTCTGCAAGGTCGGAACCAAGTTCTATAGACTCTTTACCAAACTGAATTAGCTTGCCAACAGCAAATGCAGAACCAATCAAAAAACCAATTCGCTTTACTATCGTTCCTAATCCTTCAAACTGACGGCCTAAAAGATTTACTTTTCGACTTGCGCCGGAAATGTCCATTTTATTAAATGAGTTAGAAACCGTGGTACCTGTTTTTTTTGCCGAATTCCCCATTTTGTCCATAGAGTTTTCGACTTTTTCTGATTTTTGCTGTAAAGATTGAAACGAATCTTCGAGTTTTTCAAATCCATCGTGAAATATGCTATTAATATTTACATTTATTTTCTTGACCGAGTTTGCTAAATCTTTAAATGCCGCTTGTACTTCTTTGACACCAGACGATATTCCATCAGTATCTATTCTGGTATCAATGATAATTGAGCCATCAGCAGCCATGCGTCCACCTCCTAACTATTTGAGGTTCAACATCTCATTCAGCTTATCTTTATAAGCTTGCTCCTCGTCGCTGAGACGTGTTTTTATGTCAATAATGTTCTTATTTTCTTGATAGAATTTCTTTTCCCATTTATCGAGCTTTTCGCCCTTTGCCTTTTTTGAACGAATTCCAACTACGGTATTAAAAAGACATTCGCCAGATTCCATAAAGTATCCAAAAAACGTCCACCAGTGCATATAAGGCACTGCTCTGATTTCTTTACCGGCAACCTTGTTTACCGCCGGAACAATCATGTCTCCATCCTGTTCCCAATCCATCAAACGGGGCTTTGGGCGGTTTGGATTATCGTCAGACTGCCCGCAGTCGATGAACTCTGATGCTTTCTGACAAGCTTCATCCAGACACTCAGCCGGTATACTCTGCCAGTCCTCGAACAGAATCTGTAACATAACGACTGCTTTTGCCTGCTCATCCAGTTCTGGGTCGTTCATGGCTATGAGAATATCAATGATTGCTCGAAAATCGCTTCTAATAGAAAAATCCACCCCACTGATGTTGAGTGAGGTGGGAAGCTCATAGGCGGTCATTCTGTATACTTCTTCGTATACTTATTGACTGCTGCCTGCATTTTCTTTTTTCTCTTTTCAATTTCCGGTGCAATTGCTTCTGCGATCTTATCCAGAACAATATATGCGAATACCTGACCATTGCCGAATACAGTAGTTGCTGTGATCGGCTCCTTGAACAGGTCTTTTGATGCTTCATATCCGAGCAGATAGTTGATTTTGTCTTCGATCTGTTTGTTCAGTTCTGCTATTTCCTTACCAGATGTGACTTTTTGAATAGAATTTTTAAGCTGGTCAAAGTACTCTCCCAGTTCCTCCGCACGTGCTGCTACATTGATATCAGTCGGGTTAAGCTTGAAAGAAGAAAAAACTTCGTCTTCGTTGTTGGTAAACGTGAATGTAAAAATTCCATCATCAATTTTGGTATTAATTACTTTTGCCATTTAGCATATCCTCCTTGTGTATGTGCTTATTCACTGTCAGCTGTGAATGTACCGGAACTGATATCAAATTTTCCTTTTACACGTTCGCCAACATAGTTGACAGTAAATGGAATCTGATAGCCAGATGTGTCTCCACCGTAGGATGTCGGCACAACGTAGCAGTCCTGCTGATATGCTTCATACTTGCCTGATGTGGCTTCTGTCCAGAGATGAACTTCAACTGCTTTTGTCTTGAGGCTATCGTCTTTGAGGCGTCCGTCTACAATCTTCTGTAACGCCGTGAATAGGTCAGAAGTGGTATCTGCATAAAATGGATCGGCATCAGAAGATACCTCATAGCCGTTATGCTTAAATGTGGATTCTCCAAGAATATTTTTAGATGTTTCGGTATCCGGGTTGAGCTCGATGTTGTACTCTTCCAGGTCCTTTCCAAGACGCTCATATTTTGGTGTCAGTCCTCCGCAGAGGGAACCTGCGTCAATATAATGAGCCATATATTTACGGTCAATCTTTCCTGTAACTGCCATAGAAATGTCCTTTCTGCCTATAACTTTTAAAAGGCTGTGTAGGTTAGCGACTATCTCCAACTGATAGCCGGTTGTTACTTGTTATATTACTTCATAAGTGTTTTCGTAGCGTACCGATAATGGCAATAACCAGTCCTGTACACCACTCTCCTGTGGCTCTAAACCATAGGAGTTGTCACGGGTGATGCGTTTTATCACTCGCCCCTGTGAAAGCTCAGGAAACGCATTTAAACGTGTCTCAGAGCCATTTATGATAACTGGTTCTCGGCATATCCATTTACCGAGATTATCCAGGAACTTCTGAACAGATAACTTCTGCCGTTCCTTGTCGGATGCTGTTCGGTACACTACATAAAATGGGTACTGACAAATTTGGTGCATTATTCCGCAAACATCTTCTTTTTCTGAATAGACCAACGCCCCGTTGTCTGCCGAGAATGCAATTCCTGATTCCTTTCCGAGTTCCTCAAATTTGATTGTTTCATTATCGTACAGTCCCGGATACTGGTTCAGAAGTGCTTTCATGGCATCTGTCAGAATCTCATATCCAGTTGCATCTTTTCCGATAGGTTTATCTGCCATGTCTGCCACCTCCTGCCTGTGCTTTTACTTTGCGAATCCATGTACTGCCGTATTGCCGTTTAGCGGCGTCAAACCACTTTGCCTGTGCCCGTGGGTGAGCCTGTTTGGTGTATTCAAGATTTTCCTTTGCGGCTGTCTGACCAGAAAACTGGCTGACGAGGACTTTCTTCGCATACTGCCGAGCGTAAGGGCTTCCAGTCAGCTCGTCCACCATCGTTTTTCCCCTATAAAGGAATCTGCCATAAGGTTCTGCCGCCGCACAAACAAAGCCTGTGCCTTGCATAGAGGAACTTCTTGCCCTTGTCTTATTGATAAAGTCTCCTGAAATCATCGGCATAAACGGAACCATACTGTCCATTACCATCCCATCAAGGAGATACTGAGCTTCTTGATACTGTCTGGAGAACCTGTCCATATTCAGTTTAATTTTCATATCTCCGTCAACTACGGAGAATCCTTTGAAATGATGAATTTTGCTCATATTACTTACCAAGAATCTCGAAGTGAGGAATCAGTGTATATGGACCACCTACACTGGTAATCTTGAACACGTTGTCCTTATTCTCGTTCATGTACTGGTAGAATCCATTCCGATAATCACTGTCAATTACCGTTCCACCAGCCCACTCACCTTCCCAGAAGAACGATTCATCTGAGAATGTAATAGTATCTTCCAGAGCATTGTTAATCTGCCTTTTCCACTCTTTAGGCGGCACCCATGGAAGAATCTTGCCGTCTTTATCAGTAATGGTTATATCGCCATTCTGGACAGTGTATCGAACGTGTAACTGTGCGTTGTCTGTTGCGTCTGGTCCGTATTTTTTAAGGATTGCCCCCTTGTCCGTAATGAGGTCAACGCCGGATAAAACATGAGGATACCAGTACGCATCTCTTGTTGTCGGACTCTCATAATAATTGAAAATCGTCAAAGTTTTTTCGTACATGATACCCTCTCCTTAATTATTCTTTCTGCACTGTCTGTTTAATAACCTGATTCACACCAGTAGCCGACAGTCCATTAAACATACCGACTGCAACTGCCGTGATATAATCCGTTGCCGGGAAGTCCGGAATAACTCCCATTCCGACAGCTCCGAGAATTCCACCAATAACCGCCATGATCACCGGAATCCATTCATCAGAGATTCTTTTTGATGCCTTACAGCCCATTCCTACAATGTAGCAGATCATAACGATTGCTATACATGAGCCTAATGTTGAAATGTCCATAGCTTAGTCCTTTCTGTAGTCCTCAATAATGGTCTCAATGCCATATTCAATGGCACAGGTGTTCTCAATCTTGCATCCTCTGGCTTCGTCCCATCCTTTGGCGAAATATGCCACGTCAGCTTCTGCCAGAAGTTTAAGAGATTCGCCTAGATACCAGAGCGGCTTTGCATCTACCGGTGCCGACTGGAAGAATGAATCAATAACTTCTACCGGTTCACCAACCTGTCTTTCTGCACTTTTGATTGCCTTTTCTCTTACCGCGAGAATTTCCTCATCTGTCTTTCCTCTCATTGGCTGAGAGATAAATAACTTTTTCATATTAATCACACTCCTGCATACAATACTGGTATTCCATCATCCGTCCTCACTCCCATCAGAAGCGGCAAAGCTGTCTTAAGAAGCAAGTCGTTCGTTTTCTGCACATCTCCGGCGGCGGCATACACCGCACTCCATTCCTTTGCGCTTGCTCCAATCTGCTGAGGAGTTGCGTAAGAGATGGATTCACTGCCGGAACTTACAGATGTTACAATGCCTGTTGTGCTACCACCGGACCCGATTGCGGTTGACGTACCGCTCACAGCGGCATTGGTAGCATTCTTCTCAGCAAGCTCAATCTGATACATTAATTCAGCCAGTGAACAGACCGCCTTTTTAATACGTTTCTGTGAACGCTTATCAGCTGGCAGTCCGTCCACCAAATTATCAAATGTCAATGTATCAATAAAATCGCTGGCTCTGGCTGCCAGACGATCAAAGTCAGCTTCTGGCACGACATTGCCATAATAGGATTCTGTGTAAAAATCATAATCTGCATAAGCCATGCCAGCTACCTCCTACGTTTATGATTTTGCTGTTACGCTTGCGCTTCCGGCATTCAGTGCCTTGTATGTTCCGTCACACTCAACCACTGTGATTTTCTGCCCGGTTGTTGCTGTGATATCGGCTTTTCCATCCCAAGTACTCCAGTTTCTGAGGTTCTGTCCATATCCAACAGTTACTGCGTCTGTCGCAACTTTGTATTTATATACATTGCCAGCATTTTCCTTAGCCGGATTTACAGTGATTTTTGTATCACCGCTCTCTGTCCCAGCCACGGAATTTACTGTCAGAGTGCCAAGTGTTGGTGTCTCATCAATGGTGATTACTGCGATTGCATCAATGTACTCCGCAAAAAGAGTAAGTCCCATAACTGCGAACGCTTCGGACACTGCTGTGTGGTAGTTACCCTGTGTATGGAATCCGATCAGGTTTGTCTCGCCAGATACGGTATACACCAGACCAGCTCTTGCAAAGTCAGATTCGTTCGGGTCAACATAGTACAGGACGATGTTATCAACAGGTGTTGCAATAACCTGTCCTCTTGGAATCTCACTGTCAGATAACAGGAAGATTGTGTTGAATCCCATGAAATCTTTCATGTACTGGAATCCGAACTGGTTCTGAATAGTGATTTCAGCTGCTCCGAGATATTCATATACGTCCAGAATGTTGACAAATCCAACAACGCCAGTCACATTCCTGTGCATCTGTTTGAATTTGTTTTCTACACGGCCTTTAGCCATTGCCAGAGCCATCTGGAATGTAGTTTCTGTGGAAGTAAGTGTACCGGTTTTCAGATAGTCGTAAAATCTGCCGGTAACGTCAGTCTGAAGCTGGAAAAGGAATTCATCGTCAGTCATCTGAACAGCGTTCTCGTAACCGTGATCCTTGATCGCTTCGATAGATACAGCCTTTGCATACTTCTCAATAGTCATTTCCGCATAGGTCTTTTCTTTTACAACGAATTTGCTGTAAGGGATTTCCTCACCCTCACCAACATTTCCGCTCTGCAAAGTACCCTCTGCGTACTTGGACTTGAGTACAGCACCCGGCTGTTTTTTGATAGGTCTCATGATACCCAGAATATCACGTAAGTGCTGCCAGTTTCTTTCGAATCTGGTAACGAAGTCAATCTCACGTGCTGTGACCTGAATATCATTAGTCATAATAAGATTTGTTTTTGCTGGCATAAAAAAATCCTTTCTACCCATAATTGTTAAGGTATTGGGTTAGCGGCTATACTCTGGTGTATAGTCGGTGTAAAAAATCACTGGAATAACTGGATATTCTGAGCAATTGCAGCCTGTCTCTCGGACGGGTCTTTAATTGCTTCAATATCTTTCTTTGTCATGGTTCCCGGTGTCTGCTGATGTCCAATCCGCGTTGTTGCAAATCTCGCCTGTTGCTGCTGAGCCTGCTGTTGGCTTTCATCTACAAATGTATCAGGTTCATCCTGTTTCATCTGTTCAAGTAAATCATTAAGTCCAAGAATCTTTCCGTCCTTAAGCTTAAGACCAGCTGATTTGATATCAGCAGTAACAGATCTTTTAGCTGCTGGAGATGAAAAATTAACATTTTCCAATGCAGTTTTAAGAGCATCGTCAAAATCTCTTTCGTAGATTTTCGCATTGAATTCCTTCTCTGCGTCCTCAGCCTTCTTCTTCCATCCAGCAAGCTCTGTCTGAATGTTCGCCGGGTCAATACCGTCGAAACCTTTTAAGGTTTCTTCTGCTGTCTCAGCACGTTCTTTCCAGCTGTCACGTTCACCCTCGACTTTTGACAGAGTTTTCGCTACTTCTTTAGCATTTTTATAATGCTCAGAAAGTGCCTTCTTCACATCTGCCTGTTTATCTTCCGGGATCTCGATTCCAAATGATTTTAATGTGTCAATAAGTTTCTGCATAACATCCTCCTGGTCGTGTTTATTGACCTGCCGCCGCAGGTAAATGGATTAAGCCAGTTAGACCACTGGCAGGGTAATCGGAATGGCAGGAATCGAACCTGCGGCACGTAGTTTATACATTGCTCTGCCACTGAGCTACATTCCATTAACCCGGATTCCCGGGTTAGCAAGGTGTTTAACGTGTCATGCCTGCCACGAGTTGTTTCGGGCTACGTCAACACCGCCTATACGGTCGCGCACCTCTGCGCGAGTTGAATTTCACTGTTCAGTTATACGCTCTCACAAGGAGGGTATGCCGCCATGTACTAGCGGCAATGATACGTGTCGGAAATTGCATCCGCTTTTCAACCTCCAGATTCCACCCCGAACCTGTTTCTATTAAGGACACGCATCTGCTTAAAAAAAGGAGGAAAGCAATAAAAATGTCTATGTCAAGCATTTCTGCTTACAAATCTTCCCTACGAATATATTGTATCACAGAACCTTCAAAAAGTTGTGGTACATGTTTTAGCCAATTAGAGCATATCCCGGAGCTTTTCCACGTATCTTTTAACAAGATCACGTTCCTCCCGGCACTCCGCATCCTTGGACATATCGCTCATTTCTGTTGTGAGTTCGTCCAGATGTTCTTCCAGAGCGGCAAGCATCTTTCTCTTGCAGTCCTCGGATTTGCCGGAACGATAGCTCTGTTTCTGCGTCATATAGTCGTCATAAGCATCTCGTCCGTCAGAACGGCTGTAATGTCCTCTGACATAATGCTCACCACGTCTGGCATAAGAACTGCCCCTGTCGTAATCCGGCATCATTCTGCCGTCATTTGAGCTGTATCTCCCCATGCTGTCGCGCTTTCTTCCACGTTCGCTGTAATCGTCATTGTAGCCACCACGCATCTCATCAAGGACAGTATTGTAATACTCCACTTTCTTGTCCCAGTACTGCGTATTCTTGATATCTTTATACATATCAATCAGCTTGTATGTCATTTCCAGATTTCCGGTGGTCAGCCCACTGTCAGCAATTTTGGAAAGTTCATCTTCGATTCTTGCACATAAGTCTTTAATGTCTCTCATAATCACACCTCCTATGCTTCTCTGGTCACAACAATGTTTGCGTTCGCAACAGAAATAGCCTGATCGCTTGTGTTCTCTACTGCGATATTAACGCAACATCCGCGAGGTACATCAATATAGATACCAGAGGACACATTGTTGTACTGATCTACTGCTGCCGGTGTGGAAATCATCTGTGAAGATAATACAGGTTCACCAGAGATTGCAATAGCCAGAGAGATAGCCCCGACAGTACCACCTGTTGGAATTGCAATATTACCAGAGAAGTCCACGAAAAATCTAGCCTTGCACTGGTTAGTAAGTCCTCTCAGCGTAATGATTCCACTTCCCTCCCTGTGTTGAATGCAGTTAGAACCTTTGACTGCTGTGTTTGAAAATACTACGTTTCCATTTGCTGCTACAGTCTGAGCAGCTACATTTGTAAATTCTGACATAAAAATACTCCTTTCATATCACAAAAGGACAGGTCTCAGCCTGCCCCTCTGTGTAATACGGCATAAGCCGACATCCGAATCAATCGAAAGATACTCTCGATATGAAGTTGTTAACAATTACATCCGGTGTTGCATCCGCATCCGTAATATGTGTTCGGGTTAGGAACCTGATATGCCGGAATCGGTGCTGGATTGATTGCATTAATGAGCTGCTGTGTCTGAGAAGCCATTGCAGTTGTGAGAAGTGCAGACTGGCGATCCTGAGAAGCAGCGCGTCTGAGGTCATTGTTTTCAGCCTGGAGATTGGATATCTTCTCGTTGCACAGGTAATCAAGGATTGCCCTTGTTCCGGCGTTCTGGCTGTCGATAATGTCTCTAGTGTTGTTGTTCATGGTGTTCTGCAATGCACAGGTATTCTGTGCCATGTTGTAGTTTATGCCCTGGATTGCTTCTCTGGTTTCGCAGCAGCAGTTTGCAAGCTGTGCCTGGAGTGCATTGGTATTCTGCATATTTGCTACAGTGTCAGCATTAATAGCCTGCTGAATGCCGAAACCAGTCTGCATGATGTTTGTGTTGATTCCGTTAAATCCGGTAAGCATACCGTTATTCATGGCATAGAACCCATCACAGAGACCGTTGTTGATTCCGTCAAGTTTGCTGATTACTGCGGAATTATCAAATCCTCTCTGAATGTCTGCCTGAGTAGCTGCTGTGGCTGTATATCCGCCGCCGTTGCCATTGTTGCCCCAGCCGTTGTTTCCCCATCCGAAGAAAGCAAAAATGAATAAAACAATAATCCACCAGCTGCCATCTCCACCAAACATTCCATCATTTCTGTTGTTCCCGGTCAAAAGAGCAACGTCTGATGCTGTTAAATTTCCATCCATAGTTATAATCTCCTTTTTGTGTATTTACATCAATCTGGCCAGATTGTAATGTACTATTTCATTCCTTTCAACATGTGTTGAAACTGCCCTGCCATCTGTTGAACCTGATTAAGCTGTTGCTGTGAAATCCTTCCTGACTGCAACATTTTCTCGACTTCTGCTTTCGGATCTCCCTTAAAATTCTGTTTAAATTGCATGAATTGTTGTATCATCTGCATTGGTCCGTTTCCCTGCGGCATCCCACCGCCAAGTGCATTAAATAATGGATTACTCATCTGCATTTCCTCCCTTGTTTGCTGATTCCTGTACGGTATTAGCCCTAACAGGTTCAGAAAAAGAATTTAATCGGTTTATGATAGCTTCGTATTTGCCCTTTAAATCGTCATATTCCTGTCTGGTGACGTACTTACTGTCCATGTTCTGAACAGGCTGTTTAGGCGGCATCTGAGAGCCTATCTCGTGATACTCAAACGTTCGCAATGGCTGTGGCATACCGGAAACGTCTGTGGATTTTATAAAGAATTTTTCTGATTCTGAATCCATTAGTAAAACACTTGTCCCGGGTGCTACCAGATAGGACTTCGCACCGACTTCGCCAGATACCCACAGAATACCATTGCTATTCTGCTGGGGTTGCTGTACTGGTTGAGCTGGCATCTGGACAGGCTGTTGCTGAAATTGGTTCATCTGCCCCGGAACGCCAAAACTATATTGATAAGGATTGTTATATAATGCCATCTCGTACACCTCCTATGACTTATTCTATGACTTTCTATGACTATTTTTACATAAAAAAAGAGCCTTAGACAGTTCGTCTAAGACCCATATAAGTATCTGAAAAGTATCAGCATACTTTAATTATTTTATTGTTCACCCTCCGGCTTAATCGTTTTGCCGTGGATATGCTCACGTTCATTTCCTCAGCGCAGTACTCAAGAGTGTGTTCCTTACATCTCAGCCGGAACAGCCTTTCTTCGTCCGGTGTGAAATTACACTCTGTCAAGAATCTGTCTATATCTTTCTTAGTGAATACATATAACTTCATGAGCATACCCCTTACTAATGCTAACGCTGATTCTGCGCAAGATACTCCGTGAGCTTCTGTTTTGTTTTTTTTAATTCCTCAACATTATTCCCGCTGATCTGACTATCCAGCATGGTTGATAGCACTTCCAGAATCAATGAATCACGTTCCGCAATCCTCTGAAGACTCTCAAAGTCACGCTTGTCGTGTTCTTCCAGTGTTTCAACTCGCTTATTAAGCCGAAACGCCGGGGTGATCCATTTAAAGATTACGGCTGCCGCCCCTCCGACAATAGACACTCCTCCGCAAATTGAGAGGAATACTTGTACAAATTCTGATATGCTCATTTAGCTACTCCTTTTCCCAGTAGTATACCGGGATCTCATTACCACTATCCCATGTATCGAAATATTTGCCTTCCTGTACCGTCACCACATGGTCATATATGCAGAGAATGTATGTACCTGTCGGATGGTCTGTGCAAAAATCATTGACTGTATAGATATATCGTTCTGACTGTTCTATCAGTTTACGCCTGTATCCATGCTTATAAAGATACGCACCCCAGACATAATTTGCACTTGGCATATCTGACAGCGCGCACGCCTGCACCATCAGTCCGGTAAATACCGTTTCCCAATCAAATCCGGTTGCTTTGCATATTGCCCGGACAGTACAATCTCCGACTCGATCGCCCGTAGGATTCGGATTGTAATATTCCCATCTATCCATCAGTCAATCCCCTTTGCTGTTTTATATCTCTTTGCCGCTCCTCTGGCTTTTGCGGCATTCTGGCGATTCCACTTCGCTATCATGAGCCGGTCTTGCAGTTCCCTCAGGTCGTTCTGCTTGCAGTAATCTTTATATGCAGCATTTTGTTTTTGCAAAAGATAAGACTTCCGGTCAAGGTCTTGTTGTAATGCGAATTTCGCCTTTTCGTTCGGTGCATTGTTAACTCCTGCTTGCAGTCCAAGAACCTCTCTCTTCGTTTTGCGGATTCTTCGCTCATAAGCACGTTGCCGCTGTTCTTTTTCGTACTGTTTGCCTTTGTCGGCTTTATCCTGTGCTGATAGTTCTGTATAGGGATTAAATTCTCCATCACTGGCTCCAAAACTATGCCGACAGTTGACCCCTGACAATCCACTCGCCGTTCCATATCCGGTCAATGAGAACGGTGGAAATTTCTTGCTCTTGCCAGAACGAGAGTATATCTTGCCTTGCCACCATGAGTGGTTTCCGGGATTCTCACCTCCGTCACCTGTTCTGGCTCCCATGTGAGCACTGACCAGAACTAAATCCCAGTCCATTTCTTCCATGCGTTTGAGGGATATATCTCCAGTAGCCTGAGCCACGCCAGTTCTGACAGAACGTGCTACTGCTGTTTCAATCGTGTCTTTTCTGCCAGATGGATATGTGACAGTAACACCATCACTCACAACGTTATTAACTGCCTCTTTGATGGCTTGCGTATACCCAACCGTCCCAGTCATTACATGGTTATACGCAAGGTCGCACTGCTCAATATAGAGTCTCTGAGCGGCGCTTACGGTGGTTCGTGTGAAGTTCTTCCACTCGCCCATGGTTGCAAGCATATTCCGTTCCATGAGCCTTATCATAGTTGGGGACTGTTCGAGCGGTATAGGACTTAATCCTGCCGCCTTGTAAATCTTATCATCATAATTCATTGCAGTGATTCCGGCATCTTCAAACGCTTCAAGAAGTTCCTGCTGTTCGCGTTTGGTGTATCTGGATAATTCTGCCAGAATGTCCTCTAGCAACTCACCGGATTCTTGCAAGGTTTTGATTCTCCATGCATCAGCATTGGTCAGAATATAGTCCTCACCTCTGCCGATTCTTGCCATCATTCGAGATACAATTTCTCCAACAATGTACTGATGCAGCTCCTCAGCAATCTGTTCGCTGCCTTCTGTGATTCTGCGCAAATACTCTGGACTAAGCATAATTATTCCTCATCACCGAACAAAGTCGGTTCTTTTGGCTGTGCTTCTTCAACCATCGCCTTAGCTTCTTCCTCGGTCATTCCCTCGAATTTCACGAAATACATCCATGCCGGAACCTTTCCAGTGGTCACATACTGCCACCATCTCGCACGGTCGTTTTCTCTGACATAGAGGATGTCTCCAAAATCATAATTGACTTCATAAGCTCCGACAGGTGCAAGTCCGTACAGATCAGCATAAACGTTCAATGCGTAAATAACTTCATCTAGGCAAGACTCTAACTTATCCCTCACATCTTTGATGAATTGGACTGTCCTCTGCTGTTCCGCTTCTACTCCTGTAGCCGTCTGAATGCCGCTAGATTCGTTGAAAACAAAGTAGCCATTAGAGAATCCAATCTTGTATCCTAACTGGCTTAAAATGGCGTTTATGCCGCTTATACGGGTATCTGTGTTGAGAACTGGATTGATTTCCTGATAGAACTCTTTTTCATCCTGCCCGAATACATTCTTGACAAAGTGCGGTAAGTTCATCTCATTACGTCTGTTCTCCATGCCCTGTGGCGACATGGCTGCTACAGGTGTACCGCTTGGCATCAGTAGCCTATCATCTGCCAAGACAATCTTCTGCGAATCAAAAATCTCTCCGGCGTTCCTGCTGTATGCAATATCGAGGTCTTTTAACTCTTCGATAGCTTCGGCAAATATTGGCAAACCCAATGGTGCGTTAATATCCACGTTATTCGCCTGTGGTGTCCGTAGAACTCCGTACAGAGGTCCGTCCAACTTCTCCCCGTTCGCCTTAAGAATCGGCGGCGTATCTGCCATTAGGTCAGCCCATTTGGTCTGTTTAAGGTCAATCTTGTCTCCGATGCTTTGAGGAGATTTTGATACATAGGCTCTGTTAGAAACATAATACGGATAGGTTGTCACACCATCTATTGCAATCTCAACAAATCTATGATATTCAAGCCGTGTATAATATTTCCGTCCAACAGTATAAGAATCCTTGAAAATAATCCCTTTAATGTCCTGATTGTCGTAATCCACAATCATCACGTCTGCCGGAGTAAATACGTCAAGGCTCTCGCCGTTCGGCTTAATGAACACCGTTCCGTAAGCGCAGCTGTATTCTACCCAGTGCCGGATCTGGAAATATACTTTATCAATCTGTTCCTGTAGCCACGTAGCCCTTGCGGAACCATCAATCTGAATGCCGATCGCCAATGTTGCAAGTCTGGCAGTCTCAGAACACACAGATTTAGCAAAATTAATCGTCTTGATGTTATTCTTGTCATCTAACCATTCCGGTACGCCCCTGTAAATGTTCGCGCACCGGTTAATCAGCGATTCCATTTCTGGAAATTCTGCTGCCTGGATATTAAAGTCCTCTTCGGCTTGCTTTTTGAATATCATGTTAAACCACCTTTTTAGTGTTGTTATAAGTCCCATTTAATCTACCTTTTAAAATCCATCCATCTTACAGAAGTATCTCGCACAATAATGTCTTCATATTCTACAACTTTTAAGATTTCGTCAATGTCAGATGATCCATATATTTTTAAACCGATGCTTAAGAATTTATTTATTTTATCTGTGAAGTACCTATTTAACATTTTATGCACTGTGCCCCCTTCTCATGGACAATGGACTGGTTGCGTATCTGAGAGAATCTATCCAGTGATCGTTGCCATCTGGATAATCTGCAATCACTTCTCCATTGCTATCTACTTCATGCTCATAATTGATAATTTCCTTGTATGCTCTAGGTGTTCGTGTCGGATCAATAACTAATGTTCGGCACTGTAACCACTCAAAAGTATATTTGCGGCTTCCCGGTGTAACAATGGCCCTACGTGCTGGAAGCCCTGCATCTCGGAAGTCAATAATGCTTTCTTCTTCATCAACTCCGCAAGATATTGAATAATCATCATATCCCTTTTGTTTTATCTGGCCAGCCATTACTGTATTTCGGATTTTGCAACCGCCAAGCTCATCTAGTAGGATAACTTTGTCCTGATTAGGCACATAAGCCACACGAATAAATGCTTTCGGATCTGGATACCACCCCCAGTCCTGTCCCTGGTAGATACTTTGAAAGCTCTGAATCTCTTCATCTGTAATTTCTCGAATTTCTAACAGTTCGAAAATATTTGTGCCAAGTCCAACAGGAAGGCCAAGATATTCATGGTCGTAAGCTCTCTGATTTGTCTTTCTCAAATGCTCCGCATCATCAAGGAATTGTTGACCAAGCCATTCAACAGGAACTGATCTGTAATCGCTCTTATGCCTGTAGCTGTCGTCTCGTGGCTCTTCTACATACACATTCGCCCAGTTGCTCCGGCTAATTGGCGGATTGAATGTCTTAAATACAACAAACTTACTGCCACCTCGAAGGACTGACTGCTGCACTGTACGAATTTCTTCAATGCCAGAAAATTCGTCAAGTTCCTCGAACCAGAGATACTTGAAATATCCCTTGCTTGCTTTAATAGATTTAGTCTTTTTTGCCTTGTCCAGTCCTCTGAATATGATTTTCTGTCCAGTAGGCTTATAAGTGTACTGCATAGGGCTTACGCTGGTATCCCATAGTTCATTGACTCCGAGCGCGTCAATTCCCCATGCTATCTGTTCATAAACGGATTCTCGAAGCGTGTTTCCAACTTTCCGGAATATGACTGCATTAGTTATTGATCCATTAATAGCATCTTGCATCATCTGTAAAGGAATCATCACTCCAACAAATGAGGATTTCGTTGAACCTCGCCCACCATACAAATCATAATAGGTGTGTTTTCCATCCAAAATGTCCCAGAACACATTGTAAAAGGCAGGAGCTATAATTTCATTCAGATTAATCGGATTCTCATTCATTCTGTTTCTCCGGCCTTGGAATATTATTTACAATCGTAATCTTTCTATCTCCAGAATTATCATTTTTCTTGTCAGCATCCCATCCCTTAAAATTATTTCTCAAGCTGAACTGAGCACCATTTGAACCGTCACGATCAAATAGCCTTTCCTCTGCGTACTGTTCCACTCTGGCTTTCGCGCGCGTAATCGTGTCATTAAACTCTGGTTTTGTTTGATAATTTAAAAGTGCCTGCCTACTTGCAAATCCAAGCGCCAATGCCAGTCCTGTAATTGTTGGAGGATGAACGTCTACAAAAACTGGTGAACTAAATTTATTAAATACCTGCTTGCCTTCGCTATCAGTCAAAGGATGTCCTTTACAATCTTCAAAATATTTTTCAATTTTTTCTTCAATTTCATCTACTGTTTTATACATGGGCGGTTTCCCCATTGGCATTCCCACGTTCTCACCTCCAGACATAAAATCCCCTAGCATAGCTATAGTTATATACACTATAATACCACACTAGGGGTTATGTACCTCTACACCACTTTTAGTTTTTATCAATTTTATAATCTTCCGGTCAATTTTGCCAAGTGATAATATTCTGCCATAGTTTTGCGCTTGTATCCGTAGAAATCATTTTCAGATACCGGCATATCTCGGAATCGTTCCATAGTCCGGTATCCTATGCAGTTCACTATGCTGTCGTATATCTGCGTTTCTATACCTGGTGCATATTTGATTGATACTTGCAGAAGATTATATTTGTCATTCTCGTCAAGGTGTCTGAAATGACTTTGAAGTGCCGGTATATCATCCGGCGGCACTCCATAGTCGGTTAGTGTAGCTTTTCTAAGATTCATTTATTTCACTCCTCCCAATCTAATTTCTGTCCACACTTGTTGCAATAAATATCCGCTTTAAAAAGTCCCTCTCTGTTACAAACTGGGCAATTTCCCTTTGTCGTATAGTATCTGCCGGAAAAATCGAAAATAGTTTTCATGTTATTTGGTTTCATTGGGGTCTGATTTTCTAACGCTTTAACTGCTAATTCTAATGCTTCACGGTACTCAATAATTTCTGGTACATTCGACCAGACCCTTTTAGTTAAGCTAATACGTTTCTGCAAGATTTTAATTGCTTCTTCTGGTTTCATGTTAATCCTCCTTATCGTCCTCCTCAATACTGACAGTTTCCAGATCTGCGAAATCACAACCCATTGCGAATCCGTCAATCATTTTCTTCTTAACTCCAAATACCTCTATCATGTGAGAATTATTTTCCATGATTTTTATTACATCTGACTTTTTAACATATTCATCCATTCTCCATCTCCTCCAATTTCTTCTCTATCGGATTAAAAATATTTTTATCCTCGTTTTGTTTTATACTTTGCGTATTTTGATTCTCCAATACAGCCTTTGTATAATTTTCGCAAAGCAGAGCCGAGACCATTCTCCATGTCTTCGTCCACTTGTTCTGCTGTATCAGAAGCATTACCTAAAATATCAGTTGCTTCAAACACATAGTCTCTTACCATGCTTAATTCTCTATCCGTAAAATAAATGCTTCTTCCCATTTTGTGCCTCCTTAAAATTAAATTTTGTTCTTCATCTCCTCCAGCTTCTTTTTGGCTTCTTCGCGGGTGAGGAATACTGTTTTACCAATTTCACTCATTGGAAAAGCTCCTGTTATTGAACCGATAGAGTTTTCGTAATAAAATATAATTTCATCTTCTATTCCTACACCTGATTCTACATAACTGTCGCAATATCCATATGAGTATGCGTTTATTTCATACGATTCCGGATATCCAAAATCGTTATCCCACACCATATCTCCGACCTTACACGGCAATCTCACAAGCAAGCCCTGTTCTTCTAAGTCTTCATATTCGGCAAGCTTTCGCGCCGCTGAAATGTAATCGTGCTGTTTAACCCAGATATCTGATTCTCCGTCTGGTGCAATATCATATCTTTCTGTTAATCTCTCCATCTACTTCACCTCTTTCAGCTTCTCAACTGCCAGCTTCAAAGATTCTACAAACTCATCATTCAACGCTGCACGATCTGGATTCTCGATAAACTTCTCAATATTTTCAATTGCTTTCTCTTCGGGTGTAGGAACTGTCCCTTTTCCTACTTTTGCAATTTCAAGAAGTTCATCTATATTATTTTCCCAATTACGTGTATTGCACAAATCCGTGTTGCACTTATTATTCCTGTTGTCCAACACACATCCTATACATTCACGTTCGCAACAATTGCTTACATCTGCAATCCGTTCAGCAAACTCTCTTGCAGACATTTCTTTTGTGCCGAGGAGTTCTGATGCTTCGTAGAAAGTTGAGTCTGGGCCAATATGTGCTTCGCGGGTAACATCTTTGTCTTCATAAAATTTTAAAATGTCTGGAAAATGTTGTTTTGGTAATGGTCTGCAATAGTTTTTTGTAGGCCATTGGAATCCCTGTTTTTCAGCTTCTTTAAGAAGCATTTCGTTTTCCTCTTTTGTTCTAACCAGAACACATGTATTTCTTAAATCAATCATCAGAACCTCCTCCTATAATTTCATCAATATCCATTTGCTTTATTCCCATTACCATTTCGTATTCTTTAACTTGCTTGTCTGTAGCAATTTTTAATTTACTAAGCAAATATTCACCACACCAAGAATCTTTATATCCAGATACCATAACAATAAAATCATCTTCTTTGTCATCAACACATTGATAACATGATATACTTCCTAAGTTTCCTTTTAAATTATTCGGATCATTTAAATCAACACTTGTATCTGTAATTACAAATGTTCCAATATCTACTGGGAATGTTATAGTAAAACTCATATTTCACCTCCTATATGAAATCATGTGTTCACAACTCAGCTTTTTCATGATTTTCCTGTAATCTTATCAATACAAGCATTCCAGCCAACCGCAATAATATCTTTGTTAGCTTCCACATTGTCAATTGGAACGATATATTCTTTTTTCTCCGGTAGTGGCTTCAATGGACACCAATTAGGAATCACATCATTGTTTGGAACTCTCCTACCATTCATTGCTCTGCACCAAAATCCGCTTATAAATTTGCATTTTCCGCAATTCTCTGGTGTATCCATCACTAATACTGATTTACTCATTTAATTCCTCCTGTAATAAATCTGGATTATCAAAAATATTGCCAACCACTTCCATTTCGCACCTGTCGATATAATCTTTGGTCAGTGGCATTGGCCAGCAGAATGGTTCGCATCTGCTGATTGCATCTGTCGGAATAATCTCGTAATACCATCCGATAACTTTGTCTACTATGGAGCCGGTTTCAATATTTCTTACACCAAATTCTCCAAATAGCACTTTTGCAAGGTCTTTTGGGTTTCCATGGCACATCAAAATGTCATTCTCTCAAATTTTATTACCGTTCTTGTCGCAAAGTCCTGTGAACTGACAGATGTTTTTCGGAAAACACGTATATAACTCCCAATTTCCACTAGTTTCACTGATAGCCCGTCTTCCGTCTGAAGCACTGATGAGATTCCCCACTACCCATTATCCATTATCAATCCGCTTTCCCTTGAAAAGAATTTCTCTCATTCAACTCCACCGCCTTTCACGATTTCGATTGCTCTGTTCAGTCCAGCATTATATCCTTGATGTACGTCAGATAAGATACATTCTGATTCAACGAATTTATCTCTTTTCAATTCACTAATAACCTTGTCCACATCAAAAACTGTCGGCTGTTCGTCAATAACTGCACCTATTGCAAAATCCATATCCGAATTTCCAAGAGAGTCAATTATTTTGTCTGCATCAATCAGTCTGCTCATATTCTATTCTCCTAACTGTTTTAAAATTTCTTTTGCGATTTTATTACTTTCCTGCATGGAAATTCCCCATCCATTATATTTTCTGTGGCATTCATCACAGTTCCATTCACCATTATCACTTTCTTTAATTTCGCTATTGAATCTGCAATTATCGCAATACATATGATCGAGAGTGCTATAAATGATGCTTGCAATATCGTCTTGTTTGCTATTAGCATCGTCTACGTGTTTCTGCTTTGGACATTTATATTCTTTCATTTATTTTTCCTCCCACACTCCCAACAACCGCATCCTCTCATACAGTACAGCGACGGTCTTGCGTCTGTATCCATAAAAGTCTTTCGGGTTCATCGGGATATATTTTTCTTTACTGATTTTCCTGTAACTTTTCCGGTGTAGGATATTCTCAATTACCATATCCGCTATCACCGTGTTTTTCGGGCAAGCTGACAAGGCAGCACTGGAAAGCAGGTATCCGTACTCTGCCGGGAAGTCTTTCAGCATCGTATTCAGTTTTTCAATGTCCTCTGCCGGAATACCGTAGTCTTTCAGCTTCTTATTCCTTGTCAGCATACCGTTCTCCTTTCTATTTGTCTGGGTGGTGCTTGTCGTACATGATCGCTACGCATGCAAGACCGACCACTCCGACTATAATTCCAAGTGCAAGTCCTAATAAGAATGTAATCATAGCTCGTCCTCCTCAACATAATCTTCGCAATCTTCTGCATATTCATAACTGTCCATATCATCACATCTGCACTGGCAGGAATCCTGTTTCTCACAGCAAATGCAGCACTCTGTTTCACCGTCTGGTCAGTCTAATTTACAATATTCCATTTAGTCCTCCTTATATGGTTCTGGAAGTGGCATCCAGGCAATAACACAGTCTTCATCATCCCATTTTCCATTTTCGATACCGCACATTCCCGTGAATGGTTCTTCCTGTCCGACAAGCTCTCCGTCTAAAGTAGTGATATATGTTCCGTCTTTCGGTAATCTATCACTGACTGGAATCCAACCATTTTCTTTCTCGTCCTGTTCGATGGCTTCTTGCAATTCAGCAATTAATTCCATATAAGTTACAAATGCATCTCTTTCTTCGGGGATTTGATTATCAGCTTCAATGTATTTTTTCAGTAATTCTTTTACATGTTTCATACTTCCACCTCCGAATCCTCTGGTATCTGAAAGACCATATTCTTTTTAAAATTTTTTATAAGTTCTTCGGAACCATTGACGTGAATATCGTTTGATTCTACAATTGTTCGATGTCCTGTAAATCCTGTCAAAAAAGTACAAGTAATTTTGTATTCTTCATAGGCTTCCTGAATCATATCCAGTACTTTCATGGCTTTTACTTTGGTGGAATAATGACCCAATGAAATATATTCATCTTCTCCTGGATTCATCTGACTCCAACAAATGATTTCTTTGCCATTGATATTGTTGATGTTTATAACAATATTCTCAAACTTTACCAGAGATATCTTATTCTGACTTCTGATTAACATTTTGCGTCCTCCTTATCTTTCTCACAGAATCCTCTGTGTTCATGCACTGAATACTCGATTTCCACAACTCTGTTTCATGTATGCGAGTTTTTCTCCTGTCAATTCGCATTTGTGTTTTCTTTTATTCAGATACTTACAAGTTCCGTCACAGTAGCTCATTTTTTGCCCTCCTAATATCTGTCAAATTCAATATTGTTGTCTGAACAGAATCTGTATAAATCCTCTCTGATTTTCTTAACTTTACGTATGACAACTTCTTTTGCTTTGCTGACAGCTTCGTTAAAATCCTCTGTTCTGAGATTGTAGTTGAAAATACCCAATGTGTTACAGTTAAGGAACAGCGTATCTCCATAGCCAACGTATTTGTGAATAACGATTTTTAAAGAATTGTATTCCAAGGCGAAAATACTTCCAGTTTTAGGTTCTTCGCCATACTTGGCGTTACTTTTAAATTTCATTTCCCATCCTCACTTTCCCTATGTAAGCAACTACATGGTTAATCAACAAAACTCCATCTGTCCATCATCAATAAACTTCTTTTTCTTCCGGCTTAATGTATCGCCCTGCTGTTTCAATCTATCTACACGGGCTTTCTGGTTAAAGTTCGCCATATAATCATCGTCAACTTCTGGCGGTACTTTTAGAAAGTATTCTTCTGGAAGTGGAAGATTATGTTCCTCGCAACAATTTGCAATCTCATTTCTGTATGAAAGAATATGATTTCTGGTTAGATTCATATTACATCCATCCGCCCAAAACGGATCATTACAGCCATTTTCGTTTATGTGCTCCCAGATAGCACGCTCATGTAATAGGTTTATTCTTAACAGTTCTAATTCCTGTTCCGGTGTTTTCTGCTTCATTCTCATTTTCCTTTCGCCATGTAAGTAAGTGCACTATTACGCAGTTAGTACATGATTTTATACTCCCATCTTCTTAACCAGATTCTTATTCATCTCATCGAATCTTACATCTGTGTTCTTTTCAATGTCCTGTATCATGTTCAGAACGCTCATTTCACCTCTATTTGCCATTTCAACGTACTCATTGGCAGTTCTTATCACATCAAGCAATCGCTTCGTGGAAAAGCCATATAAGCGTCTCAGAGCCATCATTGTTGTGACGGTGTTGATCGTGTTGCTCCAATCCTCGCCAACGGTAAAACCATCTTCATAGGCTTTCTGTTCCATGTCTTTAATTTGGCTCTGACAGTTCTGCATAGCCCGTCCAAACGCATGAGCTGCCTGATTAGGAGTCTGAACAGGAAATCTGGTCTTTTTCTTGACTTTTAATTTGCTACTCATTTCCCTTCACCTTTCTGAACTTGTATCCTGTCACTCGGTACGCTCGTGGCGTGCCGGGGTTGTCTGTCGCAAGTAAGCCACTTTCCAGCAATTCACCGAAATGGTTCTGTACGGTATGGCTAGATATACTCAGTCCTGCTGCAATATCCGGAATACTTGGCGGATAATCATGTTCTTTCAGATATCTTATGATGTACAGATATACGTCTTTCCTTGTCTGGATACCTTCATAGTACTTTCTTGCTGTGTTATATGGCATTTCTATCACTCCTGTCATGCTTTTATATTTCTGCCCATTTGAAGCGGCCCTTACCCGAATTACGCCACTGTCCGATGCCTCTCAGTTCTCCATAGTCAAGCCATTCTCTGACTGCTGCTTCATGGCTATCGCATAAGCACTTGATTGTGAACTCAATCCAACTTCCGGCAGGTATTGTCTCGCTATTTGCCAGTGCAATTCTTTCACCCTGCGGTGTTTGTCCTCTCAGTGGCCTCTGGCAAGTTCCTATTTCACCTTCAAAATGAATTGGAATTTTGCGTTCTTCAACGAAAATCAGACCGTCAATTTCTTTTTTATAAGCCTTGATTTTTGAAGATTTTGAACCAGTTACCTTTCTCAGCATTCCACAAGCATCTTTGAAAAAGCCCTTAATCTGGTAATCCCAGTAAATCGGTACACCGTTATCTCTCGGGAATATGGTCATGGATTTCTCAATCACTCCTTCAATTCCGATTGCTTCAACCTCTTCTTTTCTTGTTGGTGCGTCTGGTGCATTCGAAGCAATAAACGTTTCGTGAATCTCCGGGTCTGCACTTGCTGTTCCTAAAATTTCTTCCAAAAATGTCAATCTTACTTTTAATTCTTTCATTCTGCTATTCTCCTTGTAATTTTTATAGTTTTCTTACATTGCCGTGCTACTCTCTGCCTTAGCTCATTCCGTAGCTCGTCTCTGCTGCTCCCCGCCATTTCGTAGCTATTCTTATCTAATCATTACATTTCTACGCCGTAGCTTTTCCGTTCAGCGCCTCTGCCCAGCTTTTCGTTTCCTTGCGCCGCCACAGCTATGCATATCGTTTCAACACCTTTCGCAGCAACTCCTCTGCGTTTCAATTCACTTCGTTGATATGCTTCTCCTCAGCACATCCTCGCCTTTCCATTGCTGTGTTTATACGACATTCTTTTCCATGCTTCTTATTTTTTTACATTTCCCTGTTGACACATCCTCTGCCCATTTATAAAAGGCCAAAGACAGATACCTTGCCAAACTGTCTGGATAGATTTCATATAAATCCTCGATTTTTTTATGCAGTGCATCAAAATATTCATCATCATTTTTAACATCGTAAAATTCTTTTATCGCCTTCCAGAACTCTGGCATGAACTTATGCATGACTGGAATATCTTTAGCTTCTATTTTCATTATTCACCTTCTTTATGAGTAACCTTCGTTAACCGAGAAGTAACCGAGCGAAAAACCGCAAACCCTTGATTTTGCTGGTAGGTAACCGAGTAACCGAGTAACCCTGACTTTCTCATATAGGGAAACTTTTATACTCAATATGTGCATATAAATACTCAAATATATATATACAGAATCAAAGGTTACCTAGGTTACCCGGTTACCTTTTGGACGAATTGTTTGTTAATCAAACACAATATCGTCTGTAATCTCAAAATCATCATTGCAATTCACGAATCCTTTCGGAATTTCATCTACAATTTTCAAAAACACACATTTGGTGACAATTCCGTCCAGTTTCTTTGCTTTGGTCGGATAACCTCTGCTGTCGGTTTCCACAAGTCCCTTCTTAACAGCCCATGACAAAAATGCTTTTCTGGAGAATCTTCCGATTTTGCATAAATCATCAAACGCTGCGCTATAGATTATTGCAGTTGATGTTTTCTCTACCGGATCATTGTCGATAATTCCCCACCTTTCTGTTTTTATATCTGGGTTATCATCGAATTTAATTCCGTTCATGGCAATCTTATCAAGCACGAACCAGTAAGCACGTTCGTTTTCAGATACCATTTCTTTCTCTGTCAGAAGATTCTTAGCCGTCTCAATGTCAATGTACTGACCATCATGGAACAGCTGATCTGTTGCGATTTTATCTGCTGCCAGAATGATACTCATAGATATACTTTGTTTTTGCATCTTGTCATCGTCCTGTATAAGCTCCTGATAGTGCTTTTGCAGGGCTTTTATATCATCAATGGACATTTCCTTGACTGCGTTCACAAAGTCGATTCCTGCATATCCGTAGTTCTTTTTAAGGGTATCTGCGGTAAGCTGTGGATCATCAAAAATCTTTTCAGAACACTCAACCTCAATAATTCGGTTAATTGCTCCACCTTGACTGACATATCCTGCAAGCGGACGTTCACCATTGGTCAGAATGCAGTTCTGCCAGCGGTTCTCCCGGTTAACACCCAGCTCCTTGTTGGAACGGCTCTTTCCTTTTCCGGAACACAGGTCATATACAATTCCTTCGAAATTATCCCTGATCTTGGCAGATACCTTGGAAGTATCATCCAGAATTAGCGGAAGATTGTTGAGCATATCAGACTTTGCTTCCAGAGCTACATCTGTTGTTTTGAAATCTCCTATATACCTTGATTCACCCGGATTCGCCCAGACAGAAGCTCCTAACATAAGCGTCACAGTCTTACCACCCTCAGTTTCTCCCCAGAGGTCTACAAAGAACGGAAGAGCACCGACCAGTTTAATTAGAATGCTTGCAAAACTTGCAGCTAACATGATTTTTGGTTCGATTCTTCCAGTAGCACGAACCTTTTTTACATGTTCATACCACTCTGCTCTGCTGCCACCTACACTGATACTTTCGTATAACTGCCGAAATCTCATATCACCATCAAATACGATATCCTTGTCATAGGGTAAGAAATAATCTCGAATCCACCCGATTTTGCTAGAAGAATATTGGATGTTGATATAATCGTCATTTGCATTCTCAACGTCTGACAGATACCGTACAAGAAACTTCGCATTCTCGGATGTCACTGAAATCCCAAGCGCAGATAAGCCAACGATTTTAGTAGATGATGCAACCATAGTTTTTGGCACAATAACCTCGGACCATTTATTATTCCTCTTATAGATTAACTTTATCTGTTCTTCCCCAGTCTCCAGATTCTTCATTCGTTCGATTGGAAGAATAGGGTGATAACAAGCTATAATATCCGGTGATCCTGGATTCGTATTTGATATTCTAATTCCATCATCATCCGCTACCCAGTTAAGGCACTTCATTCTGTCGTATTCGCAATCAGAGAAGTTCGTCCACTGATCCAGCATAGACAATGTCCTATTGCTTTTCTCTTGCTCGATTATCTGCTTCTGAACCTTGGTGTAAGCTTTTAGTAAATCTTCAAATTTCTTTTTAACTCCAAGCTCCTTCGCTCTGTCCAGAAGAGTCAATGTCAAACGCGCCTTGTAAATCTCATCTTCCTGCTTGAATATCTCGTCAAACACTTCTTCATCCAGAATAGAGTCCTTCGTGAGCTTGCTTATCATTTCCACTTTTAATCACCTTCTTCCAGTCCTGTTATGAATCCATGGTGATATAGTGCAAGTTGCAACCTGTTCCATGCTTCACACCATCCATCTGATAATGGCCTTGCTCTGCCAAGAATAGACCTGTAAAAATCAATATCGGACAAACATTCCTGCAATTCTTCATTCTTCTTCCGTTCTGCTTTCTCTCTCATTTCTTTTTGCTTCTGAGCGTGATATATTGCCATTCTGGACGAAAAATCAGGTTTATGGTATGTTCCACCAAGAATCTGAAATGCTGTCTTAAAATCGCAATTATTCATATTCTGAACGAAAGTAAAAATATCTCCTGACGCGCCACATCCGAAGCAATAGTAGCTGTCTTTGTAAATTTTCAACGAAGCAGTACGGTCACTGGGATGAAATGGGCAACTGACAAAGCCAGCTCTGTTCGGAATCATTCCGTATCTGGAAAGAACATCTCTCATACTGTTCTGCTGTTTAATTGTTTCTTTGTCCATCCGACAGAATCTCCATTATTCGTTTTCCAGTATTTTTCTTGTCACAAAATAGGAATTCAACGCCATATTTTCTCTGCATTGTGCATAGAATTTTATACAACGTATCGCCGTGCATAACTTTCTGTTCTTGCTCAATCCAGATACCATTTTTCTTAACCCGCTTCTTCGCCCTGGGATTCTCCCACCAGAGAACATCGTCCAGCTTTTCGATTCCTTTCCCGTGTTCGCATAAGAAGACAAGTTTTATTCCTGCTTCATTTGCCCGGATAATTTCAGATCGGAATCTTTCATGCTGCTGGCATACATTTCCGCATAACTCTGCAAGGTTCTGTTTTCTATCAACTACCAAACGCGGGTTATCATAATTCATGTAATCACCTACATACAGCTTTGACACGAACCATTTTTCCCCTGCCTCGTCAAATGCCTTTTTAATGCCATCAATAACTTTCTGATGTTCCCTGCTATCAATCTGTATCAATTAAATGGCAACTCCTCGTCGATACCATCAGGAATGCTCATAAAGCCGTCCGGGTCGGCTTCTGGATTCGGTGTAGGTGATGCTGTCTGTGCCTGTGAAGAACCTTTGCTTTCACCGAATTCGATTTCCTCGACAACAATATCTGTTGTATATACCTTCACGCCGTCTTTATTCGTATAGGATCCTGTCTGAATTCTTCCAGATAAATCTGCTTTCATACCTTTTCTGAAATATTTTTCGATAAATTCCGCAGACTTTCCAAATGCAACACAATTAAGGAAGTCTGCTTTCTGATCAGAACCCTCTTTTACAAATCTTCTATTGACTGCAATGGAAAATCTTGCGATTGATGTTCCATCATTTGTATATCTGACTTCTGGATCTCTTGTAAATCGTCCTGTAAGAATAACTTTGTTCATTTTTTTATTCCTTTCCACCATGCTGCTTATCGTACTCAATCAACATTTTGAGACATTTTTGCCCTTTTTCTTTTGTGAGTCCTTTCACATCGTCTACCTTGAAACGAGTTTTAATCTGTTCAAACAAGTTAGAACTCGGATATTTGTCAATGATGTTCTGGATGCTCATTACATTTTCTGAAGTAATCATCTCAACAGGTTCTTTTGATTCTGGCTTTTTAGCTGCTGTTTTCCCACTACTACCTGTATTAGTAGAATCACTGTCTTTGTTATCATCAATACAGAACAGCCCATTCAAAGCGTATTTTCTGGCATAAGATGAAGCTGCACCTGTCACCTGTGAAGAATCCATGCCTTTCTTAGACTCTTCTTCCCTTGCATAAGCAACGGTTGTAATCTCACCGGTATCTTCACAGTCGTTTAGATGAGCTTCTGCTCTGACATATATTCTGTCTCCAACAACTTCCATCCGATCTGTGACGTTTAACACGGTTTTTGTTTCTGCCAGAAGCGGCTTTACAGCTTCCAGAATATCCTCACAGCTCCTGTATTTGTATTTCCCGAAGGAATTGTACTGTCCTTTAGGGGCTTTCAGCTTTGACTGAATAATGCCTAACTTCTCATATATATTCACTTCTATTCCTCCTTGTCGTAAACCACATGCTTGCTACCCTCAACGATCAGCAAACTTGCGATATCTTTCATGGATAAGGTTGATTCATTATAGATTTCAACCAGTGCGTTGTATGCTTCCGGTGATACTTTCACAACCGGGTTATCCTTATCGGTTGCAGGCTGCTTCTTCCTTGCCGGAATAAGGATTTCAAAATCACTCATTGCTTTCCTCCTTACATGATTTCTGAGCCGCTAAAAGCCCATTTAGTGCTTGCGTGTAACTCGCCAACGTCCTTGCCTTGTACTGTTCCTCTATTGGATTATCTGGAACAAGTGCGAGCTGAACATCAATCAGTCTCAAGACTTCCTGTATTCTTTCGTTCATAGACTGGCTCCTTTAACTGCTTAAAAAAACAATAGATTGCGTCTGACTTATCCCCCATGCCCGGAACCGTCTTACCGTTCTGAATGGAATCAGCGGCGTGATATTCAAGATGATCCACGTACATATCTGGATTCTCCCAATCAACAATAGGAGCGTTTCGCTTGTTCAGTTCCTCCAACAAGATATTCACTGCAAGAACCATATCCCACTTCGGGAGGAGTCTTAATTCTTCAAGATTCATTTAACGGACACCTCCCATTGATAAGCAGTTCCAGAAGACATTTCTTTGCATTTTCGTAATTCTGAGATTCGGACTCAAAGTCGTAAAACTGGCGCAATGAAAAATGTTTTACGATCTCCCCTGCATCATTAAATACACAAATATAAACTCTGGATATGTCGTCACACGCCGTATAGTCAAAATTCACATGCGACGTTGTTTCACTTGAAACTCTCAGACACAAATCAAATATTTCTCTGATTTTCTCTTCGTTCATAATTTCCTCCTTGTATTGACTTTTGGTTTCTTTCCTTCTACAATGGAGAAGAAATATATTGTCTTGGATCCTTATTTGAGTTGCAGCTCTGAGGATCCTTTTTTAGTTGGCATGTCTAGCATGTCCATTCTTTCCACGTCCTTGCTATGTACACAGCTCCGATCAGTCCCAACGCTCCCATGATCTGGTCACGGCTGTTGTCCCAGGTCCAGAACGGAAAATACGTTGCTATCCCTCCAATCAGAATGGAATCTATCCAGTCTTTCATGTCAAAGCCTCCAAAATTTCCTCATTAGGAAAGTTCAATCGAATAAAAATATGCCGCAGTTCCGGATACGTGAATGTTTCTGGCTTATTTCGCTTTTTACGGAAAGTATTTTCTGCCATTCCGGTAATTGCTGCCATCTGTGCATCACTTACTCGCTCGGCCTCCATCCTTTTTGCAATATTGCCTTTTAAAAGGATGTATTTCTTTTGCTCTGTGGTATATCTGATTGCCACAGTCTTTCCTCCTTTCTTACTTAATAAACATCCATGCAGCGTTTGAAAAAATTAATGCGATCATGGTTACAATCCATGCGCAAAACCATTTGTGAGTCTGCTTTTTCGCCTCTCTTACAACTTCAACTGCATAGAAAGTTTCGAACTCTTCAAAATTTGTCACTTTTTTATCCTCGGTTTTCTTCATAAAAAATCCTCCTGTTCTCTTGCGAAATACAGGAAGAAATGATATGATTATCCTGTAATCCGCTAAGGTTGGTTTAGTGGTTTACAGCTCCGAGGCGAGAGGTTTCAGCTCTCCTTCGGAGCACTTTATTTTTCAAAATGATTTTCCATAAGGTCAGCAATCATAAGGTATCGTTCAAATTTCTTCATGTTTTCCTCCTTATATATGGTTTGATTAGGTTATATTTACTTTTAAGAATTTTCTTCTTACTCCTGATCAAAAAATATTTGGCACATAAATATAATCCATAGGAATTGATGATAATTCACTAATCTTTCTAAGCTGGTTGATTGTTGGTTCTTTTTTATAGGATTCAATTTCTTTCAGCTCTTTTATGGAAATTCCTAATTCTTTTGCAAATCCGTTTCTGCCGAGCCAGGAATTTGTGATGCACGCAGAAATCAGAACACATGGTTCGGAACTGTTTTCTAATATTTCTTTCCATTTTTCTCTTCCTTCAGTGCTTTTCCCATGGCTTAAAGCCCAGTCTTTGTGGTTATTCCATTTCTGATCTTTGTAGTTATAACCAGTTGACGGATTTAATGTCCCAAGTTTTTTCTGCCATTCATGCTCTTTTTCTTTTTCACTATAATCCGATATTGTGTCAATCGTCTCACAAGTTAAATTGACACCAAAAGTATCACAATCAGATTGAAAAAGTTCGACAGTATGTCTGCCAGATTTTAAAAGATTTAAATGCTCTGCAAATCTGGATTTAACATTTCTTGTGCTGCCTACATATTTCTTTCCTGTGACTACATGAGTAATCACATATACATATCTCGGAAATTTCATTTTAAAAATCCTCGTTTCGTGTTATACTCCCTGTACGGGGAGGTGATTAAAATAAATCAAATCATTTCAATTTTAAAATCAGCTAAAGAAATCATTACATTTGAAAATGTTTCCTTTATGCTTGGGTTAATAGGGTCTGCTGGAACTGCATGGAACTTATTCCAATCTCGAAAAAAGATAGAGTTTATTCCTATTGGCTTCAAGTTGAAAGATAATAATGAACTGATTGTTCATTTTGAAATCATCAATCATTCCAGAGTTGCCATATCAATCGTAAATATTTCTTATGTGTATAGCGGAACCCATTATTCATGCTTAAAAGGGCGTGCTATTGGCGAGTCAATTTATCACGAAAGAATGCAATTAAAGAACCTAACAGACTTCTATACACAACCTTTTCCTCTACAATTGGTTGGGCTTGGCGGTACTTCGGAATATATTCGATTTGAACTTCCGACAGAAATTCATCCAGATTTTTCCAAACCTCAGACTTTTCAAGTGTCTGCCAATCGCGGAAGGGCAACTGAAATGAAACTTCTGCTAACTGATTCGGATTCGTCCAATTTACATAAATTTCATATTCGGACTTCAATCCGTTCTCTCTTTCAAAAGTGGTTTTCAAGCAACCATCATTGAAAGTTTGAAATATCAGCTTTCCACTACCAAGCGGACTGTATTTCATGTTTTCGTCTCCTTTCCAGTAGCATTATTGCGACTGCTGTGTAAAAAAAATGTCTATTGCTTCGTCCCTGCTTAAAGGAACTGCGCTTACAATTCCGTGAATTTCACCGATTGTAAATTTCTCGCCGCCGTCTTTCAGTTTGCGGTAAAAAGTACTTCTGTCCATACCAATTGCGCTTGCAACAGCTTCTTGCGTATTTCCATGCTCAACAATTTTACCTTTAAGTCTTGCTATATTTACAATCACAAGTTTCACCTCCTTTCCAGTAGCATTATTGCGACTTTATGATTATATATTACCTCTCGCAGTCGCATTTGTCAATACTAAAAATCGCATTTTTGCAATTATTTTTGTTGCATATTTGCATCACTTGTGGTATTATATTTTCAAGGAAAGGAGGTGTGGAAAATGTCGGAAACTGGTGAACAAATGAAAAAAAGAAGAAAACAACTTAATATGAGTGCTGATGAGTTAGCTGAGAAATTGGGAGTTTCAAGATCAACTATATTTAGATATGAAAAGGGTGATATTGATAAAGTTCCTGCTGAATACATAGATAAGTTAGCGAAAGCACTTAGTACAACGCCCGCTTACCTAATGGGATGGGAAGAGAATTTGGAAACAGACACGGATTTTATTCCAAAGATGATGTCAAATCCAAACATCGTTGAACATGTTAAGTTGCTGATTGAATTAAGCGAATCTGATAAGAAAAGCGTTTTCGACATGATTGAATTTCTCCATAAAAAAGGCAGGGATTAATTCCCTGCTTTCTTAATACCCCCATTGTTTTTTGAACGAAATAATCATGTTGTATAAAAACTTCATAAATTTTTCACTATGTATATTTTCTATCATTTCAATAATCTCTTTCTTATAATCCATAAATAACCCTCCCTATTGCAATTACCACCTACATTACAGTATATGTGCGGTTTGTGGGAAATATAATCGAACATTCGTTCTTATTATATCAACCCACAAGTCCAATAAAACGAGACACGCCTAAATTTCCTCTAGCTAACTGCCAGTGGTACACTGGAATATTCGTAATATCGAATATAATTTTTACTTTTGCAAAAAGGAAGTTCGCTTTGAGTGGAATTTTTATTGTTTCTATAATACCGTCTGTTTTCAAAATTCCCTTCGCGTTCCTGGTCAAGGTCGAATGCCTGCACATGTGTTGAGCAGAGTATATGTCAGAATCCTTGTGTACATAATCATCCACGCACATTGGAAGATGGATTATATAATTGACAAAAACTATAACCGATATCAAAATTAGTACTTTTTTGACTCTTTTCATTCTAAAATCACCTACAAACGTCTATTTACAACTATATTGCATGATGCTATAATCAACTATAACATATAGAATTCTTATTTAACGCAAATGGCGAAAATGACAATTTAAAGGACTGATTTGCATGAAAATTGCGATTTGTGACGATAATTCTTTACAGATTGATTTTTTTAAGGCTCATGTTGATGAGTTTTTGAAAAAGCGCGGAGACAAGAGTTACACGCTAAACACTTATAGTAGTGGAAAGCCGCTGATTGACGATATAGCAGACGGTCAATGGTACGATATAGTCGTGTTGGATGTGGTCCTTGATAATGAGAATGGCATAAATGTTGCAAGACAGCTCAGGAAAAATGGATATAATGGCAACATTGCCTTCTGGACAGCATACAAAAACTATGTATTTGACGCATTGGACGTCTTGCCAGTGCATTACATCATCAAAGGCTCTGAGCATGGACGCATGTATTCTGTCGTAGCACACACATTGGAAGATATCCGTGAGAAAGCCTTGACTATCAAAAACCGAGATCACTTACATCGGGTAGAATTCCGTCACATCGAATACATAGAAAGCCGAAATAAATCAATTCTCGTCCACTGTACTTGCGGCGTTATACATGTAGCACGTGGAAAGCTGTCAGATATAGAGCCGCATCTTGATGGAAGATTTCTCCGTTGCCATCAAAGTTATATCGTCAACATGGACGAAATTAAAGATGCATCAGATCATTTTGAGATGATATCGGGGGATATTGTTCCAATCAGGCAGAGGGAGGCTGCCAAAATAAGGAATCTATATAAGAATTATATCGAGAATTTTGAGTAATCGTGTCAAAAGGGGGAAATATGAAAAAAATACGAAATGTGTTGATGATCGTTTGGACCGCATTAATTGTATTAATGATTGTGGCCTTGATGAGTTCAAACGATCTTTCATCAGACAATATTATGGTCGTTGTTGTACTTGAGGTATTTGGAATTGCTGTTTTGTATCTTATTTTTGCACTTTTGCTGTCTATTAAAAATAAGGTTCAAAAACCTGCAATATCAAATAATTCCGTAGCAACCCAGCCAGCGGTTGTAGAAAAACCTGTTCGAGTATTGAATCTGAGAGTTATATCCGGTAAGGAGGATTTTGAGCTTGGTTCCAAACACGCAAGATTTGATTTGAAGCAATGGAAAGATGGGTCTGTTACAGTGTCAGATGCTCCAACCAAATATGAACTTTTCGACTATGAATGGAACGGGCCGGAATACAGAACAGTAGAAAAGACAACTACAACATCTCACACTAAAGGGAAAAGTAAAGAAAAAACGAAACGAAGAGGGCATTTAGCAGGAGCCGTTGTTGGAACCGCTATTGCTCCGGGAGTTGGAACTATAGTCGGTGCAGCTGTTGGAACTGGAAAGAAAACCAAAGGAAAGAATAATTCCACTACTACTGGAACTGCTACCACAACAAGTGATAACATTGAAGTGGATTCTTATGCATCTATGAAAATGCGGAATATCGAAACCAATCAAATAAATACTATTGGATTCCGCTGTAGTTCAAATATAGATATGCAGTTAAAGAGCTTCAATATTTCCAAAAGCTCTGATGCTGTTGAAAATGTTCGAAATCAGAAAACATCCGTTGAACTACTGAAGGATTACAAAGAGCTTTTAGATAGCGGTATTATTACTCAAGAAGAATTTGACCAGAAAAAATCAGAACTTTTATAAAAAAGAACCGGCTCTCACTACCAATGAGAACCGGTTTTTAAAAAAAAAAGAAAAATATTTTTACGTTCCGCAAAGCATACTGAAGTGAAACGTATCGCCTGACAAGTCATATTGTATCATCTTCGGTGTGTTCGGACAAGTCAGAAAGTTTGTTCGGTTAATAAGGAGGAAAAGAAATGGCAACTGCAAAAAAACTGCCATCTGGCTCATGGAGATGTCAGGTATTCAGTCACATCGAAGAAATCCCATTATCAGACGGGACCATCAAAAAGAAAAGGGTTTATAAATCTTTTACATGCTCAGATCCTAGCAAAAAAGGGAAGCGAATCTGTGAGCAAATGGCTGCCGAATGGGCAGCAAAAAAAGAAAGTGAAGTATTGACTGCGCGATATGTTCCACCAGAAGATATGACATTAAAAGAGGCATGTAATAAATACATAGAAAGCAGAACAGGTGTTTTATCCCCTGGAACTATTAGAGAATATAAGCGATCTGTCAAAAGAGACATGGCTAAACTTATGTCATTAAATATAATGGAAATCACTCAAGAGGATGTTCAAGCTGAAATGAATCGTGAAGCACTTACTCATTCGCCAAAAACTGTGTACAATATGCATGGCTTTCTTTCTACTGTCTTGAAGACCTATCGTTCGGATTTCATCTTAAGAACTTCCTTACCTAAAAAGGTAAGACCGAAAATCTATGTACCTACATCTGCCGAAGTCAAAAAGGTAATTGAATGTACTGTAGGTAGTGAATTAGAGATACCTGTTCTTCTGGCAGCATTCGGTCCGATGAGGCGATCAGAAATCTGCGCGCTTAATTCTGATCATATCAAGCAGAACATAGTACATGTCGAATATGCTATGGTTATGAATGATTCTCATGGTTGGGTTATCAAAAGACCAAAATCTTTTGCTGGTGACAGATTTATTTCATATCCAGGTTTTGTTGCAGATAAATTAAAAGGAATACATGGGAAAATAACAAATTTGAACCCATCGCAAATATCCGACAGATTTTCAGATCTGTTAGATGACAATCAGATTCATCATTTTCGATTCCATGATTTGCGTCATTATTGCGCATCTGAGTTGCATACTCTTGGAATTCCAGATGTATATATTATGCAACGTGGCGGTTGGGAGGATGATACCACATTAAAAAATGTATATCGGCACGTTCTGGTTGATCGAGAAAAAGAGATGAATGAAATTGGGAATGATTATTTTTCCAAGCTATGCAACACAAAATGCAACACGAAAAAAGAAAGTGCTGAAAAATAG